TACATCAGCTCCATGTGCTGTATCTGAAATAGTTAAAGTAGCACTTGTATTTGTAGTAGTAATAGCATTAACAAGAGAAGCTGTTTCTCTTATAGGAGTAATATCTTGATTAGTTCCCGAAGCATAAACATATACTTTTCTATCTGTTCCTAAAGCTTCATAACGAGAACCATTTAAAGCAAACCATTGTTCTAAAGCTCTTCCTACTCCAATATAATAAGCTTCACTAAATTTAGTCCATCCACCTATTTTTTGAGGAAGTCCTTTACGAAATCTTACTTTATCACAATCAATCCATTTACCTTCTGCACCTGTTTCGGTGTTTTCAGTATCTAATCCAGGTTGAAAGTTTAATTGAGTTAAAGGCATAATTTAAAGTATATAACAAAAATTATAAAATTATACTAAAATATAAGGAGTATAAGAGTAGTGGGTCCTCCCCCCGCAAGTCTATTTTATATACTATTTCTTAGGTAGAGTAAAGCTTTTATAAGAAGAAGGTAACCCTAAAGCAGGCCTTGTATCATATTTGTTTTTATCTGCATCTGGACTACTTGCATCATTATAATGTAAAAATACTTGAGCACAATCTTTACCTTTAAATTCTTCTCGCCAATGCTCTAATAATTCTCCTTTATAAATTAACAAGTCCCCTGGTCCTAAATCTATTTTAATGCCTTCTTTACCTTCTTGGCCAGAAGGTTCTAAGTAAATAGGCCATGGCTCACCACCAAGATTCATGGTAGCAGATACCTCACAACTAAATCTATCTTTATGTCTTTCAAGAACATCTCCTTTTTTATAAAGTCGTGCAAAAGAATAAGTTTCATTTAATTTTAATCCTGTTTCTTTTTCCATGACAGGTTTTAAGTTTTTTAATAATGTTTCCATCGCTATATCAGCATAATGAGAATAAGTATTTGCAACCTGGGTGTCATTCCATATGCCCCACATAACATTGAAAGGAGATATTTTTTTTGTCTCAAAAAGAATTTTAACTGTTTCTCTTTTTAATAAAAAATAATCATAAATAAATTTTGCAACCTCCTTATTAATAACTTTTTTTACAGCTACATATTTGTTTTTTTTAAATCCCATATATTTCTCCTATTTAAATGGAACACCTAAGTTCCAGACTACCATTGAATATCTCACTCCCTCTGTAACTGGCTGTACTCTATGCCAGACCCATGAGGGGAAAACTATAATAGATCCTCTTTTAGTTAATTGTTTTACTTCATGTATTATGTTAGCATCATCTTCATTCCTGAATTGAAACTGAAATTCTCCTCCTTTATAGTCTTTAGGATCAGACAACAGGACAGTCACAGATAGTTTTCTAATCTTCCCTCTGCGGTGTGGGTAGCTATCTTCTTTATAAGGTTTATCCCATGAATCGCAATGCCAATCATAGTACTGATTTAATTTATATTTAGTAAATTGACAAGACTCACTATAATCCCAGTCATAATTCCATCCCGCATTTTTATTTGCTATATTAATATAAGGATGTATTTCATCATAAATCCATTGATCACTTAACCATACAATACTAGAATCTCTTTTCTTTTTTAAATCTAACATATCTTGTTTTGTTAAATTTTCATTTTTATCTATTTTATCTGCTTGAGTCCCTGTCATAGCTGTCTTCCCTGGATGACTATTTCCATGTTTAATAATTTCGTCACATGTTTCAGGACTTAAAGCCCCTATAAAATACCAATAATAGTTTTGTAATGTCATATGATTTTAAAATTAAAAGAAATAATGATCCGTGGTTCTTCATTTAAGTTAGGTGTTACCTGATGATACAATCCTGATTCAAAAATAATAAAGTTTTTTTCTTCAGGTTTAAAAACAAAGGAACTAAGGTCTAATGTATGTTTTTGATATCTTAATATTAGGTCTCCACTATTTTTTGGCACTTTCACATAGTACACTCCACTTAGATCAGGGGAATCTTTAGGACAGTCTCTATTTAGATGATTATGTGATTGAGTGCTTTCATTTTTATAATGAACTTGGGCCCAGAAATTAATAAGTTCGTCGTTTAAAATTAAAGATTTATTAAATTTATTTCTATAAGCCATACTCATTTGGTCTACAATCTTTCTTATTTCATCACTAAAAGGAATAGAAATATCTTCACTGCGTGTATCATAAGAATTCTCATTAAATCTATTTCCATAGTTTTCTATACATGTCTTCCCTAATTCCTCATCGTTAATATTATCTAAGTGTCCATAAATAAAATCATGGACATGTAATATTTTATAGAATTGTTTCATAAATCTTTTCCTATGTATATTTTTTTTAAATCTAAATTTTCTTCAGTAAAGGTTATTAAAGGAATATATAACTTTTTTATATCGGGATAGTTACAATTATCTGGTATTTCAGTTTTAAATTGCTTGCACTCGTATTTTATCCATGGATTTACTGGCCAATACAAATCTGTATCACAATAAAAAACAAACCTTGAGCCTGGTCTAATATGGTCTTTAGCAATTTTGTAATAGAATTCAAATATTCGATAGTCGTTCTCTTGTTTTACATCTGTTAAAGCAAAGTCATCAAAGAATATACAGTCAAACTTTCCTAACTTAGAAAGCTCTTGTTGCCAATATCCTTTAACCGGTTTAGTTTTATCGTCCGCCCATTTTAATAAGTCATTATAGATTAAATCATCAGCCTCTATAACTGTATGACTTTTTATATTATATTTTCTAATTTGATTAGCTGAATAGCCTAGCCCAAACCCTATTTCTAAAACATCTCCAAAAGGCTTAAGTACATCAATACAAGTTTCCATGTATGGCTTTTCCCACTCCATCATAACTTGTTCTTGCTTCTCATTTAAAAGAATATCTTTATTGTAAATGTCTTTTTCTTTAGTAATCATTCTACATAATCTATATTAAAAACAACTCTTTGCTTACTATCAATTGGATGAGAACTGGCATGATTTATATGGCCATCAAAAATTAAAACACGTCCTGCCTGTGGTTGTACTTTTTTTAAAATACTAGCATCCTTATTAAAAAGATAAGTATATCCGTCACTATCATCTAAATAAATAATAGCTACTTTATGTTTTGTATCTAAATCGGTATGGGGGATATTGTGTTTGTCCCTGTTACTCTCTACTCTATACTGTGGTAAAAAATTTAATTTAGCTCTTACTATTTGTTCAAAATTAAAAGGCAGAGGCTTAATTAATTCTGCTAGCATAGATGAGGCGTTAGAATTAATTTCACTATTTAGAATTATCCAATGAGTAAGTTGAAAATGTTCATAACTGTTTTTATATTTTTTAGGACTTTCGGCAATTGTATATTCATTATAATACCATGAAAAACTAGAATTAAAAATTGTTTTGTTGATTGTATCTAGGAGATCTTTAGATAAAATATTATCTATAATTTTATAAGAATCTGTATAATCTACCATTTTTTTTCCATTCAGTATAAACTTTATAACCAATGTTAATAGAAAAAACTATTCTATCTTTATTGGTTTCATTAGGTATAGAATAATGATTTAAGCTACTATCAAATATTATAAAATCATTTTCTTTCACGTTTATTTCTTTATTTTCAATAACTATATTACCGGATTTTTCCGGTTTAGTAAAGTAGTATACCCCTGTTTTAAGCTTCATATCTTCTGTTTTACTATTAAAAAATAAATCATTTCCTTTTGGCACGTGGTTATGGGATTTAACAAATCCCTTGTTCTTGTAGATATTAGCCCAGAAATCTATGACATAGTAATCATCACCAGCCATTTTTAAAAACTGATCTACAATAGGTTGAAAAACAATGTGAGTGATATGAATAGGTATTGAGGAATTAAAAGTAGATTTTCCTTTTGAAGAATCAATTAAATCATGATCAGTAAAAAGAATGTTGTCTAAAGTTTTTTTAATATCAATTTTGTTAGAAAATATATTATTAATTAAGTCGGCCACACACCATCTATTAAAAGATTCCGTTGTGTTTGTAGAGACCATACACCACTTGCAAGCGCTGCTTGAGTAAACGCAGGAGATTTAACAATTACGATTCCATCACCACCTGCACCAGCTGTTCCACCATCAGGACCGGGATAAGCAAATCCACCAGATCCACCTCCGCCGCCTAAACCATCAGTTCCATTTCCACCAGCACCATCTCCAGCAGTACCAGAACCACCACCGCCAGATCCACCAGATCCACCACTTCCACTAGGATTAATTGCCCCTGTTGCAGCTCCGCCGCCACCGCCGCCAGAATAAGTTGTACTATTAATTGGCCATGAATAACCACTTCCACCAGCTCCTGCAGTAGTACCACCACTTCCACCGCCGCCGCCACCGCCGCCGCCACCGCCGCCACTTTTATTATCAGGTGCACCACTTCCACCATTATTTCCTTGTGGGCCAGGAGAAGTTACAGAAGGAGTGTTTCCACTTCCACCAGCTTGACCACCATCGGGACCACCACCGCCAGATCCACCATCTCTAGGATTTCTAGGACCACCGCCAGATCCGCCTGTGGCTGTATAACTTCCAAAAACTGAATCAGTACCAGGGTTTCCTGCTGCATTGGCGTTGGGAACACTTACACCTGCTCCACCAGCACCTACTGTAACAGAAGTTGAACCAGGGAAAGGGAATCCGGGAGCAGCAGGGATATTTCTAAATCCTCCACCTCCACCGCCGCCAGCTTTTCTTTGGCCAGCACCACCACCTCCAGCTATTACTAAAACGTCTAATAATCCAGGGGCTCCAAAAGTCTGTGTAAATGTTCCAGGAGAACTATATGAAGTTGTTTCTGCTGCAATTGGACCACCAGCTGTAGTAGTATTTGTTGGTCCTATTACTCCACCATTACCGGCACCTGCATAATTTTGAGGACTTCCTGACATTATATGATCTCCCATTCATTATTAATTGTATTCCATACATAGTTTATACTAGTATCTCTTTGAATTCCATTCCATCTTTGATTTTCTTCATCCCATGAAGATTCAATTATAACATTTTCTGCTAATGGATCAGCACCTACATATTGTTTTGGTTTTGTAATTGGAGGTTGCCAATCATCATTTACATCTAAAGTCCAAGATGCAAAAGCTTGAGGACTTATAAATTTATCTTTTACAGCATTATAGATATCTCCAATAGCTGCATATTTTTTTCTGTGTGAGTGGTCTTTAAAAGTTTGTTTCCAATAAGTTTCTGGATACTCTCCTGAAAAAGAAGGGTTATTAGGTATATTAGATGCACACCAGTTTTCTGTTTTTACAGAAAAATTTCCACCTGTTGTTTGTACAACATCATTTCCCACCACAATTACTCTTAAAACTGTATTGTCATTTGTTTTAATTTCTGCAAAGTGTGCCATTATAATAGCTCCTTTAAAAGGAAATTAGTTTCTGTAATTCCGCCATTTGTCATAGCTAATTACCTTCCTATGCGTCGTCTAATACTTCGTATGAAATAAATAAATCTAGATCACTCGCCGCACTAGCTCCACCTTTTAATATATCACCTTCCATTAAATAAATAGGTGTGTCTACCAACACTAACGTTGAGTCAGCTGGTACTGATATTGTTTTTGCGATGTATACTGTTGTGCCTGCTCCTGTTGCAGTAAGTCCTGTTGCGCCGGCTGTTGTTAAACCGTCAACATATAAACTAACGTCCGCGGCTGCTGCACCATCAACATTAGCAACTGTGATTCTGTTTATTTTTAAAATTTTTTCTGCATCTACTGTTACTAAAGTAGTAGTTGCTGTAGCTGATAAATTCCAACCTAAGTTACCACCTAGAATATTTGTTACTGATACTATATTTGGGTTTGCCATAATTTTTTATTTCCTATTTGTTATTCTTATCCGAAAATCATTGCCATTGCAATAGCTTTTCCTGTTGTTATACCTGCAGTAGAAAAAGATAAAACTTTACTACCATTTGTTGTTAAAGCTTGACCACTTGTACCATCTGAAGCAGGTAAAGTAAAGTAATTTGATGAACCAGTATTACCTATTCCTTTTACATTAACATTTCCTAGATCAGCCATTACATCTACTATTGTAGATCCATCTGTATATACTACAGATTTAGTTCCTTGAGAAATAGCAACTCCATTAGCCGCATGACCAGTATTAGCAAAAGTTAAAGTATAAGCTCCTGAAGTATTATTATGTATAATATATTCACCTTCTACTGCATCAGTAAATACATTAATAGCAGCACCTAAAACTCCTGTAAATTCTATTACTTTATTATGAACTTGATCATCTGTAGCACTATCATCAGTATTAGATGTAGAATTGTTAGATACTAAAGTTACATTAGCAGTTCCTGCAACATTAACTGAAGTGTATCCTCTTACTGTACTATCAATCCTGTTTAAAACGTAATTTACTAAGTTACCCCAGTTACCTGAGTTTTCACCTGAAGTTTGTCTTTCTAATTTTAATCTAGATGTATAAGTTGATGACATAATTATTTATACCTTATTATTTTAATTTTGTAAATAGTACAAAGTTTATCATAGTTTGTACACTAAATATTAGTCCAAATTTCAGTATTTGCATCAGTAATATCATTCCAAAACCTTAAAGTTGTAGGTGTAACATTAGCTTGAATACCGGTTATACCTAGGAAGTTATTAGAATTAGGTATAATAGTAGCTAAAGACATAGTCATTTCTTGACCTGTCATACTTAAAAATTGTTCAGCACTAATTCCAGTAGAACTTACATTTGCATTAGCATTAATTCCAGTGATAGAAATAAAGTTTTCAGTAGTAGTTGTAACACTAGATAAAGAAATAGTTATTTCTTCACCACTAATATTTATTAAATTAGATGTTCCAGTTGCAATAATACCTAAACTAGAAGTCATTTCAAGTTCTGGAACTACAATAGTCATAGATCCACCAGCTGATATTGAATATGTTCCAATAGCAGTAGTAACTTGTTGACCTGTAATTGTATTTATAGTATCAGCAGTAACAGTTCCTGATCCAACATTTGCATTTACTGATTGACCTGTAATTGAAATAGTATCAGCATTCCCTGTAACTGTAATAGAATTTATTGCAGTAGTACCTTGTTGACCTGTAATAGAAAATAAACTACCTGTTCCTGTTAATATATATCCACCAGATGAATTCCAAAAATCAGAACTCCATTCTTCTCTACCCCAACCAATTCCTAAATCAATTTCAACAGCTGCTTGTGAACCAGTTACAGAAACAAAAGCACTAGGTGAAGCATTCCATGTTGCAGAACTCCAAGTTGATCTTCCCCAACCTTCATTTATCTGTGCATCTACTGTTATTGAATTTAATGTGGTATTTGCTAATAAACCTGTAATAGCAGAACCTGAAGCTGCATCACTCCATGAGCCTAAATTCCATTGGCCTTGGTTCCAAGTACTTGCCATAAGGATTTTCTCCTTATGCTATTCTGATTAAACCAGCAGTCGAGTTAGCAGTTGGAAACTGTAATTCAAAAGTTCCATTTGTAGAAGTTTTAACTCCTCCAAAGTCTAAAACTGCAATTGCAGAATTAGCATTATTTGCATTGTACAGTAAAGCAGCTTGAGCAGAAATTGTTGCATTTGGAAATGTAACATTATCAGCATCAAAAATTGCAGTAGTTCCATCTACAGTGATAGCTACATTAGTTAATGTATTTCCACCAATAGTGTAGTTAGTTCCTGAATCAGATACTTCGCTTCCTGTTATGTAAACTGTTGTGTTTGCTGCTAGTGATGCCGCATTAGTATATAGTGCACATTTCAAAGATTGAGCAGCAAGGTTTCCACCAGGCGACATCAAGTCTTGTTTGAATACTGTGCATATCGCTTGTATTATTGCCATATTATTGTCCTCCAGTTAATGTGTTTGTACCAACAGGACTACCAGGAAACTTATAATCGGTTCTTCTTCTTCTCCGAGCTTCATTGTTAACGGTAGTAACTCTTGTATTATACAAATTTTGGTATATAGTATAATCTTCTATGTTCTTTGTAAAGAGATTTGCTTGAGATAAACATCCATATAATAAAACATCTGGAATATTTTCAGTGTACCAATTTGTAGTATTAGTATTAGATAATGGATTAATTTTTCCTTGATATCCTAATTTTATAGTATAAGCAGTGTCAGGAGTAGGTGCTAGATATACTCTATCATCATCAAAATTAGCAAAATATTTAGGTTGGCCTTGTAATGATATATCAGGCCAGTATTCTTGACAGAAAGCTAAAGTTTTTAATTCTAAATAACTTACATTAGAACCAACTGTTATTGTTAAATAATTAAATAACATAGGTTCAATAGCAGTAGGAAGATTTACAAATCTATCTCCTACTATAGCTGTAGTAGTTACATTTTCATTAAATCCAATAGGGTCTATATCTCTTTCTAAAGCAGAAAAAGTATTATCAATAAAAGTATCTAATTGTGCAGTAAAATCAATTCCTGTATTTTCAGCCCAAACTTTAATATCATTTTGAAGACTGCTGTATGTCATTGCCATCTGTTTTATCTACCTCTACGTTGTCGTCAATTTTAAATTTAGTCCAAACATGTCCTGCAAATGGATAAGTTCCATAGTGCGTTAAAGGACTTTGAAGATCAGCATGTATTTTACCACCTATTTTTTGCCATAATCTACAAAAAGCATAATCCTCTGATAGATATCTATTACTTTTTTCATCAATAATACAGTCAAAAAGTGCATAACAATTGTCACTACCATATCTTTTACCATTAATAATTTGATCACTAGTATATTTAAGATTAGGATAAGCTTCAATCATTTTACGAAAAACTTCTTTTTTAATACACATAAATCCAGTTGCAGCATCCATTACTTCTGAAAAACCTCTTTCTACTTTAATATTTTCTGGATTTGCAAAATTTAAATTATAACCTAAAGCTCTTTGTTCTAAATGTTCTTTACTTTTTTCCATTAATTTAGGTATACTGTCCCAATCAATAGATTTTCTAGGATATACTCCACAAGCTATATCATGACCAGATTGTAATACTTTAGTTACAGCATCTCCATTAAATCCTATATCAGCATCAATAAACATTAGATGAGTAAAAGCATCAGGGTCTTTATCATCTAAATCTAAAAATTGACTTACTAAAGTATTTCTAGCTCTAGTAATTAAACTTTCATTTCCCATTGTATTTAAATGAACTTTAAAATTATTTTTAGCAGCAGATTGAGTTACACTCATTATGCCATGTAAATATCCTTCTGAAAGTAAACCGCCATAACAAGGTGTTGCGATCATAACACTTAATTTTTTATTTTCTATCATGTTACAACAGTAACACTTCCTAATCCTATCTGTAACAAATTTGTGTTGTTAATATACCAAGTAGTAGGAATAGTTGCAACTCCAACATATACAGAATTACCAGAAGTATTTTCAAATCCAGGTAAAGCAGTTACTTGATTAGGAACACCTCCTGTATAAGAGCCAGGTAATCCACCTCCTGTTCGTGCTGCCTGTGTTGCACTTATATTAGCTTGCGGTCTAGCATTTTGTAAAGTTTGTGCATCAGTAAAATAAGTTAAATCTAATTGTGGTTGTTTAGGTTCCCACTCTGAAGTATGAACAAACATTCCTGTCCATTCAAATACCATTTCTTGATAAGGAAAAGACATACCTGATCTATCAGAAATTGCTAATGCATATTTACCTCCCGCAAATTTATTTGAAGGTGCTCTATGAGGTCTAGTACTAGCTGGAACCTTAGCCATTATTAATAAAAGCTGTTGTTAATTACTGGTATAATTCTAGTAGAAGGAGTACCATCACCTGCGACTAATCGTTGATAAGCTTCTTCATAATCTACTTTTAACATTTGTTGTTGTGTTGGAGCAATTCCTACTCTTTTTTTAGAAAGGTAATAAGCAAGTCCTGCGCACATGCACTCGAAAGCTCTAAAAGGTACATCTATATTTTGTTCTACACCACTTACAGTAGAAGCTGTAATATCTTCTATTTTTCTCATACGATAATAAGTAATAGTATAATTTTGATCAGGAGCTGGATAAATTTTAAGTACAGGAGTATTTAATCTTTGTAAATAATATTGTGTAGGTCTAGATTGAGTAGTTTTATTTGAAATAGCAGCATAGTCATTAAGACCTAAAGCTGTCATTGCATATTCGCTTCCATCACTTATTTGAAGATTTGCATTAATGATATCTACTGTATCATAATCTAAAGTATATTCTGTAGTTCCTGTAGTAACTGCTAAAGTTTTATATTCTACAGTCCATTGGTTATAACCTCTGTTAGCCCAATCACTAAACATAATATTCATACTACGTCTAGCTGACCTTACATCATAACCTAAAATAGGATCACCGCCTATTCTGTCATAAGCTTCTTGTATTACATCATTTACTGTTAGAGTAAATGTAGAAGTTCCTGATAAAGCCATAGTTCTCCATTATGCAAAAAATGCTGTTAGACTTTTAGTAGTTGATACATTAGCTCCTGCTATAGTAGTTGAAACTTGTAAACTTGTTTTAAATTTTATACCTTCTGCTGGAAGATTTAATTGTACCGTTGAAGAACCAGCATCAACATTACCTGTTGTGGTTTGAAATTTTACTACTCCATCATCTTTCCAAGAAAGAGTACCTATTTCTGAACTAGGTTCTACAATAAAACCTTTTAATCTTGTTGGTCCTGCAAATAAAGTAATTGTTTCAGATGCACTAGATGATGCATTAGCATGTAATACTGCTGCATTAGCACTAGTTACATTTATATCTGATCCTGCCATTTTT